TTGGTGTTTTAGGCCAAACGCCGATGGATACAACGCCGTCTGTGCAGGCGGTAATGCTCGGCGGAACACCAATCGATAATTTTCATGAGACGAATTTTGCTTACTTTTACAAAGGAGGCAATGGCGAAAACAGGCTTGATTTGGATGACCTTGTGGCTGGCGATGCTGCGCCTGCCGGTAACTTTTTAGCGCCTACCGCGACAAGCGATAATGGAGAAGGTTTTTGCATGGCAAGCACTCCAACAAATGCCACGTCTTTTGGCGTTTATCAAAGCTTGCCCAATGGTTCTCATTATAGGGTAAATTGGCAAGTTTTAAGTTTACCAAGGTTGAACGAGAAAAATTTATTTAAAAATGACCCAAATGATCGAATTGCAAATTCAAGGCGAAAGGTGGCAGGCGATGATGCAGATGGACGTGAGCAGGGAATGCCTGGCATTGGCAGAGCCTATGCATTAAAGATGGGAGTTTTAGGCGTACGTCGCAAAAACGGGGGAAGTTTTTTCCCTGGAGACCCTGAGGTCACTCAAGTTACTCGCGGTGACATCATTGTATATCGCATCAAAGGCGACACCATGAGCAGGCAAAATGCTGGGTTTAGGATTAAATCAGGCGTAACAATTGACGACTTAAATTCTGCTATCAATTCATACCGCGAGCGAGCGGATGACTTGTTGAGATTGAATGAAATATTTATGATCAACCGAGCCTTGTTTAAGGTTATTCAACGTCCTAATGATATTTGGCTTCCGGGTAGGGATTACGAGTATGAGCTGGAGTGCATTGAATTTACAGGCGCGAACAGAGAGATAGGTGTTGCTGGAAGGTTTGGTTTTGATAATTATATTCATTCAGAAGGAAATAATGATGTCAGGAATTATTTCAAGGGGATGTCTTATTATCCACTTCATAAGGTGGATTTTGGTCAGGTTCGCAACACTCGTGCTGCGGAGGTTACTGAACTTGGAATTAAAAGTCAGCTATGGGGAAGATTAAATGGTTTGTGCAATTTTAATGCAATTCCTACGCCTGCCGAATTAAACCGATCAGACATAGACAAGATTAATCTCAGCACGCCAACAATGAACAAATATATGCGACGCACAATGTTTTTTGTGCTCGCTGTAAAAGATGTTGAAGCGCCGCAAGGAATTGATCCTGTGACCGGTGTTGACACCAACGAGGGTGACGCTGTTCATGAAGGATTCGACATTCTAAACAACACCTTGTTTTGTGTTCAAGGCAACGCGCCAATTGATAAGTTTAACTACATCAGAATTAAGCATCCAAGCAAAAAACAATATGAATTCAAGTTAATTCCAAAGGACTCTGCGAATATTTCGCGCTACAAATCCTATGAAAATCAAACTGTGTTTACTCTTGACGCAAGCGGCGATGTTCGCAGAACGCGGGAAGAAACAGTATATGGCCCATTTGAATTGATGTTCAATGCATATATTGAGCCGATCGATGCATTGCTGACCAATCCTGAGTTTCGTTCTGGCGACGCTACTCGCGCTTATGGACCTGTGGTTTGCACTGTTAATAATATGTTTCAAGATACTCCTGTTGATGCAAATGGAAATACCGGAGATTTGGGTGGTGGCTACACAATGGCTTATTACGAAACGCTGCTGCAAAACCTAAAGGATGTAAACAATCCCGGTTCTGGTAGTCGGGCCAAGTTTGGCGAATACAGAGAAAACACGTTTTCTTTTACTAGCAAAGGAGTCAAATTCACTATGTTTTTAAGGGGATATGTAGCCATGAATGATTCAGAAGAATTTATTGCAAGAAATGATGTGGCAAAATACTGGGCGATTACTGACGCCCGTATTGTTTCAACCGAGGGCACCGTCATTGAGGGCGAAACCTACGACCATGAAATTACTATTAGCAGTTCATCTTGGTTCGCGTATAGATTTGGGAGAAGTGGCAAGATGGCAATGCGGTGGCGTGCGTCTGGCGTTAGCTGCAAGCAAGGAGAGCCTCGCTCTGATTATATTCGAGAGTTTGAGGCGTTAAGTCAAATCAAAGAGCTTAGCGTTTACGAAGAGGTCAGCAGGAGTTGCGAGAACGGTCCAGAATGTGAAATAGTTTATATGAATGAATCTGAAAATACTGCTACAGTTGCCAACTACAACGATCTGGCAATGATCGGCTTGAAGCTTAGAACTCTAAATTCAGTTCAAAGCCTGCGGCAAATTCAAGTTTACTTGAAAGACGGAATTTCACTGACAAGGCTTGAGGATAATCTTTATGGGCCAACCAATAACTTTGCTGATGTTGCTTACTACTGCCTGACGCAGCCCGGCCGCGCCATTGCTCAAGAGATTAGCGAAAAGTTAATTGACAAAGCGGAGTTTGAAAGGACTGCAAAATACATCAAAAATCACGCCATGCGCTTTGATGGTGCGATCACAACTCAAGTCAACTTGCGTTCATATCTGACGCAGATCGCCCCATTGTTTTTGTGCAGCTTCGTGATCAAAAACGGCAGATTTGCCCTTGTGCCCGCGTTGCCTATTAACGGAGCGAACGAGATTACAAGCAGCGTGCCAATCACGCAAATTTTTAACGATGGGAACATTGTTGATGGCAGCTTTGAGCTTGAATACTTAGATCAAAATGAGCGCGAGGATTTTCGTGCAGTCATGAAATATCGCACGATGCGGCCAAACGGGATGCCTGTAGAAGAATCAATGATGGTCCGCTTTAACGAGCCAGGCTACCCAGGGAAGCAGGAAGTTTTCGACATGACAAATTTCTGCACTCGCAGATCTCATGCGTTTATTGCCGCAAGGTACTTGCTGAGCATTCGTCGCCGCGTCGATCACGTTGTGCGCTTTACAACAACACCAAGCAATTTGGGGCTGGCACCGGGTCAATACATCAGGGTCGAGACTGCCGTTTCGCCGTATGATTCTCTTTACACTGGGGCCATTCGTCAAGACCTGTCATTGCTGTCAGCAGCAGCGTTAAGCGATGGCACGTACACGGCTCATATTTACAGGGCAGGATCTGAAGCGGTCGTGACCGAGCAAATTACGATTGAAAACCAGCGTGTCACTGATTCAACTTTGGCGAACGCTTTGATCAACATTACGAAAGTCGCCCGCCGTTTTGGCGTTTACCTTGTCGAGGAGGTCGGGTTGTCCGAAGATGGGTTGGTCAACGTAACAGCAAGCCATTTTCCTGTTTTCGAGGACCAGACAAGTAAAATTGTTCGTGACGTGTTAGACCCTAATCTCTTCGAGGTACTGGAATGAACTTTCCAAACTTTACGCCAACCTCAAGATCGCATGAGGCCGGTGATTTTCCGGTAAAGAAGTACCGCGCTCAAGACGGCAAGGAGATCCGTATTTTGTACGGAAGCAAGCGCACTGGGATGAAGTTGCAACTTGTTTACGCCAATTTGACCGATTCCGAGGCTGAGCAATTTGTTGATCATTACCACGAAATGCAGGGCACCTTTCAGAGTTTTGCCCTTGCGACAGGTCAAGACAATATGAAAAATGGGTGGACTGGGAAAAAGGAATCCATTGGGGCTGTTTACTGGGGAAATGCTTGGAGGTATGATTCAGCGCCTCAGATGCAGCAGGTGCGTCCGGGCATCAGCTCAGTTACAGTGAATCTAGTGGCGGCGTTGCTCTAATGGCCAAGATGTACACAGGCCGCGATGGCCGCCTTTTGATTGATGGGACGACCCAAGTCAAGGTGACAAACTGGTCGCTGACGGGATCGCTTGAGGTGCTGGAGACGACAACACTCGGCGATGATCAGCGTACTTACGTTCCAGGCGTGCAGGAGTTTAGTGGCAGTGCGTCTTTGCTTTATTACAACGATGACGCCGGACGAAATGACGCGGCAACCGCATTAAAAAAAGTATTGAAAATTGCGGGGATCGAAAGTAGTGACACTGTTGATCTTCGTTTGCGATTGGTGGAAGGCAATAAAAATCATGATGTACGTTTGACCGCTTATGTCACAAGCGTTAGTTTTTCTGCTGGTGTGGGCGAGGTTAGCGCCGCTCAAATTAGCTTCCAAGGCACTGGCGCGTTGACTGGAGTGACGATCTGATGGGCATTTTTCTTGGTAATATCGGCAACATCGA